TTCGACTTTGGGTTCAGACATGTCAAACAAGACATTGAACTGAGTACGTGCATTCATGGTCTTTTTGCCCTTGAATCCGCGTGTGCCCACAATCTGCATCCAGTAGTTGCTGTAACTGTCGATGATAGCTTCGGCACTCACACGATCAGGTGCAGCAAAGATCTGTTCCACAATGTCTTCGAAGTATTCGTAGTTGCCGCCTTCTTGTTGCATCATGGCAGGATGTTCGCCTGCGTCAAAGCGTCGATTGGCTTCTTGTACCGCAGTCAAGTGCATCCATACATTGTGACCCATCAGCAAAGCATAGCTGAAACTGTCCCATGAAGTCCGACCTTCCTTGCCAATCTTGTTGAGATCACCTGGTCGGTAGATACAAATGTCCTGCATGGTCAGCATGTTGCTAACGGGCGAATCTTGCCAGCGTGGATAGATACCGTCTGTGACTACACCTTGTGCCCAAGGTCTTGTGTCAGTGGCGTACTTTTTGTCGTCGGCCGAAGGAGCCATGCGATACGACCATTTTGAGTCGTGCTCGAAGACATTTTCAAAATACACTTGTCCGTTTGCTGTGGCCAAGAACGGACTGGCACAGTCAAAGCTGATGGTGAATTGCGGATTGACATATTTTCTTACGGCTCTTTGAATAACAGTTAATAAAACGGCCCACTCCAGTTTGCTGGTGCCCAAAAAGTGCATCCAGTCGTGAATGCCCGGTTGCAAGAGATTGTCGTAACGTAAGGCAACCAGGCGTCTCAACACCAAGTGCACGTCACACATGTTTTGACCACCCATACTCCATCCATCAAAGTGAGTGTCTGGGTATTTCGCAGGGTCGCAGTATTCTTTCATGGTCTCATACCAAGCGTCAGCTGAAGTGTGATTGTCACCTTGCAACACGTTCAAGAACTTGGCACCACCACGAGCCACGCCCTTGCGGTGTCGCATGAAGTATTCGTTGTTGAACCGGGTGGCATCCACTGCTTCTTGCAGTGTGGTAATCTGACATGCAGCCGACGCCTTCTTGTCGTGAATGACCCAGGTGGGAATATCCAAGATCATACCGTAGTCAGCCACATTGTCCAACCAGTTCAGGATCAGCTCACGCTTTTTTTGTGCTTTGGCACAACCTGAATTGGCCTTCCAGTCGCCTTCCCACAAGCCCTTGGCAATCTGGAATCCGCCTGAGTCACCCAGCACAAACGTGCCAGGCTCTCGATTACGAACCATGTCTTCCGACCAGTCTTGTTTGTTCAAATCCAAGTTGGCATGACCACCTGAATACAGACTCCACCGGTAGGGAAACAAGGACTTTTGACTGTTAAGCCAGTTCAGCTGTTCCATGTCTGTGAGCTTGCTGGGCAGGGTCTGTGGGAACCGTGCAGGGTCTACATATGGCTCGTTTCTTTGTTTGCCCACAAACGTGGCGTAGAAGCCCGAGATGGCTGGCAAAAAAACAGCATATTGACTTTGGCCATCGGCGCCAGTTTGTTTGGCAGTTAAGTCGTCTTGGACAACAACAGGTTCAGTCATTATTTGCTTTGTGCTGGAAGGATATAGTTGTACACAGCAAGACCGGAATCAACTGTGATCATAGCAGCGCCATCATCGCTGATGCGTACAATCTTGTCGCCGGTCAGGTCCATGATCGACGCAAACTGCTTGGCCGGCCACGACCATGTGCGTTTGAGTTGACCAGTTACACCTGCCTGAAACACAAAGTTACCAGCGTGAGTGGAATGATCGCCAAAGAAAAACTTGAGATCGCCGTTTTCAGTCTTGGCCTGGAAGTTGGGCTCCTCTGCGTTGGCACTCATCTGCCATTTGAGACGCTGGATAGCAGCGTTGGCAGGCTCGAACTCAATGTGCCACGGTGGTACGCGGAATGTGGCAGTTTTGAGTTTTTCATTCACAACACCTGATGTCATAAATCGATAATTGTTCTTGAAGTCACCTGTTTTGTTTTCAAAATTGATGCCGTCGGGTTCGCCAGTGGTCCTGCGAGTGATGCCGAGTTTGGCATCTTCTCGATACTCTTGCAAGTTCAACAGAGTCTTGAGTTTGCCCAAGTTGGGCATGCCAAATGTGCCCACAAAGTCGGCCACAGGATTGTGAAACTTTGCCTGCACCACAACACTCAAATCTTCAGCCAGGGCCGAAACTTCAGTGACATCAGTGTCGCCTACGATCTTGATCAGGTCAACGCAGCCCAGATCAAAAGTGTGTTCTACCAAGTCTTTAAGACAGTCTTTCATAATATTCTCCTTGTGTTACAGTATATAGGTTTTATTGCGGAATAGCAATTATTTTGGCAAGACTTTGACCGCCTCGCAGAGTTTCAATTTCGCCAGGGCGAACAAATTCAATCCAACTAAGATCACCTGGTTCATCAGTGGCTGACACCATCTCAAGTCCGGCTGCCTCAGCAGCCTCAACAATTAGTCGTTGTGGAGTATAGCACATCCACGACCGTTCGGACAATGCAACACCATGCGCACGGTCGCAGTTGTTGTAGGTCATAATAAAGGTACCACCGGGGCGTAGCTTGCTGGCAATTTCCTGGATATACCGCCGAATCACTTCCATGGGCCGATAATTAAAATAGTTGTAGGCAAAAATTGCCCCAAACTGACCGCCAGGGATTTCATTTAAAATAGCACCAGGTACATAATCATTCACAACATATTGTCTTAGCCTGCGTTGATAATCAGGTGTGAAACTCCTTACTGCTGGATCTAGTAGTTCTTGATGGGTGTCTACAACATACAGCGGATCCATGGGAACCATGTCTTCGATAAACTTTTCAGTCCTTGGTCCAATGATCATTCCGGGTAATCGCCAGTCAGTTAGATTCTTAAGCCGGTATTGAAGAGTCAAGAGAGAATCATCATTGATGCCTAGCCTCCTGGATAAAATATGCTGCACACTGTCGTGTCGCATTTCTTGATCAAACAATCTATAACTCTCTGCAAGATATGCGGGCTCCTGTTCGTAAACCATTTGAACAAGTCGTTGTTTTATTCGAGACAGTATAGATTCAAAATCATCTAACCCAAGTTTCACTGAGTCAAAACATTGCTCAAGGTCTTGACTACAAGAGTCGACTTGTACCTCATGGTTGGCAACCACATGCAGTACCGCAGCTAATCTGCGAGTAGACTCTGCTGCCTCGTTGTGTACATCTAACGTGTCTAATAGATTTAGATAAGCAACAATTTCGCTAAGTTTCATTGGAAAGAAAATAAACTTGTAAATGTATTGTCAGTGTTGGTGGCCGAAGCAAGATCCCAGTCCAGCACACCCAGTAGGTTATCTACTTTGCCATCTACCACAGTGGATTCCATTGTGGCATCGTCAAATGGCAGTTCAGTAAACCATGCGGGCAAGCGTTGCTCGTCGGTGGGATATCCAATTGACGTCCAGCCCAGGGCATTGCTCCGAAGCTTGCACACAATGGTTTTCATGCCATCCACAATCTGCATTGAGTAGTTGTCGCCGTTCATTTTACGCATCTGATTCCAGTTTAGTGCTGCTCGCACATGTCCAGGCATGTTGGCTTTGCCTTGTTCGGCTTCGGCCGCACCATACTTGGTCAAGTTGTTCACACGCTTGGGCGAACCTTTTTCCCAGGCCGGACGCTCCTTGAACTCGTACTTGAACTTGCGAATGTGTTCGATCAGTTCGTCACGTTGGGCACCGGCCAGCAGTCGATTTAGAATTTCTAGCAAGAACTCTTGAATAACTCGGGGAGTGTCTGAACGTTTGAGATCCAGGCCAGTGGCCTTGGTCTTGCCCAACTTGCCGTTGACATCATAGCGTTTGCCTTCGATGTCAATGGCGTTGACAGCATAGCGTTTCTTGGTAATAAACAAGCCACGGTCTGCCACAGTTTCTCGACCAGCCTTGATCAAACTGCCCATGTCTCGTGGACAATGAAATGCCTGCTCCATAAACGCTGGAAAGCTTTCGTTCACTTGATCAGCAATGCTATCATACAACTCAATACAAGTTTCTGCCGACCATTCCATACGTCCTGCTTCTACTTCTTTTTTCAACACAGGCCAAGCTGAGAAATAGCACGAGTCAGTGTCACCATAGATCACTGCAGCACCAACGTGATCGTATTCACCAGTGATACACTCGTTTAGATATGCGTCCATGTGTCGGGCAATTGCACGACCAGTAAGAGTGGTAGACTGACCAATACGCTTGTCAAAAAATCTACAGCCAGGGTTAAGAATAGCACCATATAGTGAGTTCAAGTTAATTTTTTTCACAAGCTGTCGCTTGTCCCAGAACGCAATTTCTTTGGGATCAGTTGCGGCCTTTTTCCGGGCCTGCAGGTCCTTGCGTTCGGCATACCATCGTTCCAGCAGGCCGGGAATGATACCTTTTTTCTCATAAGTGAGAATAGTACCGTTGGCAGTGAGAATCCAGGGCTGGTTCGAATCAAAGATCAAGCTCCAGATTTCGGCACCCGAGTGTGTGCTTTCCGAACCGTCCTGCCAGTCAATGGTGATTTCTGTGCCAATCTCCTGCTTCATCACAGCTTCATATTCGAAACTACCAAACAAGCCTTCCCAGGCCATGGCAAAGCTGGAGCCTTTGGCAATCTTTTCACGAATGTATCGATCAGTAATGGTCTGCCGTAGTTGGCCCACAATGGTCTCTGGGCCCATGTTCATGGCACGAATGGCCGAGGGATAAAGACTGTTGATGTCAACTGACCCTACCCACTCGTGTACACCTTTCTTGGGATAGGCCACATAAGCACCAGCGGCTTGATTGTCTTCGCTGTCGTTGCGCTGTTTACGATTGGGTACCACCATGCCACGTTCATGTGCTTCCACAATGATGGCCTGTTCAGTCACTGCCACAGCGCCCATAGTTGTCTGCAACAACACTGAGTTGGCATGTGCCAGTTCGTTGGCCAGGTCCAGGAATCGCAGTTTCTTGTCCAGCTCGGCCAGACCGTTCACGTCCTGGCGGTTGTATTCAATAAACTTTTTGAAGTTCTGATTGTACAGCTGATCCAGGGTGCCTTCGAACTTGGTCTTGCCGTCCAAGCCTTCGTACTCCAGAATAGCATCCAGGCTGTAGCTATGACGTTCTTCATAAGTGTACTTGCGATACAACTGCATGTAGTCCAGGTGCACACGGCCAATCAAATCAAAAGTTTCTTGTTCGGCACCAAAGCGTTCAAACATACGCTTCTTGGGCAACTGTCCCCATAAGCAGAACTTTCTAGTGTCGTCCTTGCTGAGCACACGAGTCACACGGTTCACTGTGTAGGGTATGTCATAGCCTTCTGAGTTCCAGCCACTTAACACATCTGCGTCATCGATCAGGTCCAAGAACACCTTGAGCATTTCTGCTTCAGTTTCAAAGATCAAGGTATTGTCAAAGTCCGCCACCAGTTCCCTGGCAGTGTCCATGCTCATGTGCCGCGGAGGAATGGCCAGTGTGACCAACTGATCCAGCCAGTCCAGGTACACTGAGATAGCAGTGATAGCATTGAACGCTTCTTCTACAGGCGAGAATCCTCGCTTTTGATCAAAATCTGTTTCAATGTCGAAAAAGGCTGTGTGTAACGGGGGTGCGTCTTGCCCTTTGTAGTTGTCTTCCAGGCATCTAAAGATGGGGTTGATATCACTCTCATACAACTGCTTGCCAGATTGTACTCGAACTTCTTTACGAAACTCTTTGTTGTTTCTGGTGCTGAACCTAGACACAGGTGTGCCATAAATTGATTTGAATTTGCCCCTAGCATCGTCGTAATAAAAGATGTAGTTGGCTGGGTATTCGCGATACACACGACTGCTGTCGCGCCGCTCTACCACATGGATGCGATCGTGTTCACGATCATAAAGACTGTCTACGTAACTCATTGATTCCTTTGTGACTTTTGGCTCACTGGCCATTCTACATGCTGCTTACGGCAGCGACTCGGCATCATATATGTATGCAATTACAGGGTCTTGCCCACAGTTTCCAAGATGGTTTCCAGCAGTTCGTGATCCTGTTTGGCTTTGCCAAATTCGGCTTTGTGGGCCAGCTTGATAGCTTTTTTGAGCACAGCGGGTTTGATCTCTAGTTCTTCAGCAATGGCCTTGATGGTGTCGTTCAAGCCGCCGGTCAAGGTTTCGATCTCTTGTGTGACCTGCATGCCCTCGTTGATAATCTGAACCAGCTTGATTTTCTGGTCGCCGTTGAAAGTTTTGTCTGACATAAAGTTCTCCTTGTAGCACCAAGTATAACAGATGTCTAGGGCAAACGCAATACCTATCTAAAATATTTAGGCAAGATTGCTTTTAGACTTCGTCAATATAGTCTTGTGAAAGATCTTGTTTCTTGCGACGTTGCTGAAACAATCGCACTGCCATGTCAGCATGATCAATATTTTGAAAACGTGTAGGCAAGCTGCGGCCACCACGACGAACTTCAAATCCACGACCTTCGTCGCCGTAGATCTCCAGCATGGCACCATCTTCCATGGCCACTGTTTTAACTGGCTGCTCTGCTGCTACTGCTTGACTCAAGGCCTTTTGATCAATGTCATGTGCTACTTCGGTATTCTGAAAGTCATCACCTGCTTCGGCCACATCCTCATCGGTATCGCTCATACCCAGTTCTTTTTTGGCTTTGCTGACCAGTTCCCGATCAATTTTGGACCGATCTTCTAGACGCTCAAGATAGTCCACAAACTGTCGTTTGACCTTGCCCAGCATGTCTTCTTCAATGTCTTGCATGGTTTCGGCCAGGCGAGGCTGTCGAGGCTCTGCCGAATCTCCTACCAGTCGGCCAGCCAGGGGATTTTTTGGATCAGTTTTTTTGCCCAGCACAGGAGAAACGTCCCGCGGCTTGAACAATGCAGGCAACTGACCCACTGACTTCTGTTGTGAGTTTAGACCGGGCACTCGTGGCATGGCCGGAGTAATTTTGGCTTCTACTGCTACCAGTCGGTCCAGGATACTTTTGATGTCGTTGCTCATGCTCGTTGATCTTTCAAGAAACTTCTCAGCATCCAACCGTGTTTGCCCATAGCGTCAATGCGTCCGGCAATAAAGTCAGCAATGCCCTGGCGGTTTTCTTGTTCAGCAGCCGCAAAGCACTGGTTGAGAAGATCTATAATAATTTCAGTGTCAGCATACAACTCTTCGATCATGAGTCGAGCACGTGGAATTTTGGTTTGTCCTTGAATCAGGCTGAGTTCTTGAAAACGCTCGAAACTGCCTGGTGTGTATTCGTCAAGAATACGAATAAACTCAGCAGTAGAATCAATGGAGTTGCTGTAGACTTCTTCGTAGATTTTGCCAAAGAACTTGTGCAGTTGACTGAAGTCTGAGCCTTCCACGTTCCAGTGAAAGTATTGGGCCTTGATCACAAATGCGTATTGTGTGGCTAGTAGTGTTTTTAGATCATCAGCGAGCACTTTTTTTCCTTTTGTATTCTTTGGGTGTGTTAGGAGTTGGGTCCGTGGTATATTTACCACTCAACAGGTTTCCACCGTTTCTTGTGATCATGCCCATGGGTGCTGCTACAGTGGCCACACTACCGGCGCCAGTTGCACCCGCTGATGCTGTTTCCATTATTTCACGCATTTTCATTTGATCTCTCCGGTGTGTATATGTGAACTCG